ATATCTCTTACATCTTGTATGACTTGTGTTAATGTTACATTTTCATCACTAAACATGTCTACTTTCACATAATCTTGTGTGACATTGTTTCTAAATTGAGGCCTGATATATAATATTAATTCTTGCATTAATGTACGTTATTAATTAAATCAAATGCATATTCAAAATTGATAGCATAGTTTATTAATTTATCATTTAAACTTGTTTTAAAACTTATTGAACTATCAGCAACTTTCATTGGGAATACTGTACTGTCTTTTGTCATCCATACTGCTTTGCTAACTAATAATTCTTCAAATGTTGGATTCATGGCTTCATCAACAAAACCTGAATTAATGCTTATTGATTCATTTGCATTTATGTCATATGTTCTTTTAGATGCTTCAGTTGTTGTA